AATGTTTTTTTTTGTTTCCTATTTAATTCTCTGACTTCCATAAAATGTAAAATCCTTTAGTTAAAAAGAGAGGGATTTCTCCCTCTCTCTATGGTTACGCATTAGTGATTCCGTTGACGAAATCGGCTTTGAACGCAAACACTTGCATGTTGGCGTTAGCCACTCCTACAGCAGACAGACCTATGTTCATGACGTATTGCGACTTGTTGTCGAATGCATCAACTAGGTTTGTTCCTGGAGGCGATGCAGGGATCGTTGCGCTTCCGTTAAGAGGCACAACACCTGAACCAGCAGGCATACACACTGCGGGAGAAGCCCCACCGGCAAAAGCTGCCGATGTTGGGTACTGGAATGCAGTAAATCCAGTCGTGTCTACATCGATAGTGATCGAAGAGACAGTTGCGGAGTTAGTTACACTCAAGACACGAGCTCCACCAGCAGGATTGCTTGAGAAAGGCCCGCTTCCCGACTTAGCTGTCAAATTGCTCAGCTGAGTCATGCCGTAAGGCGTTGGGATTTGGAAATCTACAATTTCCCCTGGTGTGTATGGGTTCTGTCTGAAGAAGTACACAACTGCTTGAGTTGCTTGCGTAATGTAAGCAACTGGCAATGTGTTAGGTAGAAATTGACTTGGATATACCTTTTGGTAGAACCCAGTCGTTCCGTTTGCAACTACTAAACCGGCACCGGCAGCTGAAGCGGCATAGCCAAGCGTGATGCTTACGCCAGCGGAAACAGCTGTTACTTGATACAGGTTCGGACCACTGATTTGTTGCGCTCCAGTTATGTTGATTAACCGGACGAAATCTCCTACGTTAATTCCTGTAGTAGTTCCTGTTGCTACAACAAAAGTAGTTCCATTGACAGTAGTAACCGCAACTTTTGTGAAAGTTGGCGGATTAGTTTGGTCAATGAAAGTAAATCCACCGGATGCTCCTTGAGAAGCATATGTGGTTACTCCTGCACCTGTAGAACTTGGTTGGCCAAGAGCTAGGTATGAACCAGCAGCCATTGAGCTAAACCATTCGGAATAGATCGGGTTGGCAGCTGTGCTTTGTGCTCCCCAGTTGGTGGTATCCTTCACGAAAACCCAATCGGGCTTTGCTGTCATGGGGATGTTGACTGCAACTGGCGTTGCTGGGTTGGTATAGGTCCAAGACCCAATAAATGAAAATGGCAACATAGTAACCTCCTTAGATTCCTGTTGAGCGTAGGTTTTGAATCCAGAGGTCGTTTGTGATGCATTGCCCTTGGTAGAACGAGCAACCCGCTGTATGCCGGAGCATGCAAGGATCGTTGTTATAACCAGGAGGCAGATAGATAAAGCGAGCTTTACCACCTGCTTGCCACACAACTTTGTAAGCTTCTTTGGCCGCTACGAAGCAGTTAGCTATGTCATTTCCAAGCAAAGATGCATTGGGAGTGACAGAACCTTGCTCAGAAGCAAAGAAGCGCACGTTGTTCGCTCCGCCTATCTCAACGCTCAAAGTTTGAGATATGTTTGGGTACTGGAATTTCTTGATGAAACCAGTCATGTTGTACAGCACAGGAATCATCCTAGTGCTTAACATGCAACCGTATGCATCGCCAATTGGTGATGTTCCAAAGCGAAGCTCGGCTTCCACGATGTTGGTGATGTATTCACCACTGTTGTTTTGCAGGACGGTAAAGACGTCATCCACATCTGTGATTGTCATCTCAGTTGGGATATCGCCGTTCGTTCCGCCGACACAGTTGATGATTGAGGCAGAAGACTCCAAGTTATCTCTCTGAAGCGCATCTTGGGTCTCACGGAGAGATTGTCCGAGACGAGCGGCCGCAGAGTTTAGTACCTTTCTGTTACTTTTGTGACCTGTTTCCAGGCGGGTCAACCTCTTCGGATCAACCTCTCGATATCTCTATCGAGTTCAGACTATCGCATCCCCTTTCGGGGCCAGTGAATTTAGTCGTTCACCGCGAGCTTTACATTTAGTCATTGACATACTATAATCAATACTAAAAGGGAACTTTTCATGAAATGGACTGATACTGAATTGGCATACCTTGCGGGGATTATCGATGGAGAAGGCTGTTTCTACATCGGTAAGCCTGGTGGACAATACACTCTTAGAATGTTTGTTATGTCCACATCCAAATGTCTTATCGATTATCTCTATAAAACTTATAGAGGCTTTCAATATTCCAGGAAGAAAGAAAATTCCCGCTGGAAAGTCAGACATGAATGGTTTGTTGATACACATATTCTTGAAGATTTGCTTCCACTTCTTCGACCATACCTTATAATCAAAAAAGAACATCTGGAAGTTGCTATAGAATTTAGAAAAACATTCTCTAAAGTCCGCAACTATCGCCCCATTTCCCCTGATCTGATCGCTGTTCGTGATGCTTGTCATCTTCGTATGAAAGTCCTTAATAAAAAAGGTTCCTAAAAGCCCTTCGGCCTTGTCTTCCGTCCGCTTAAGCGGCGAGGAGTTCCAAGTCGATTATCTCTGGTTTAGAGACCCCATACATTTTAGGGTCTTCATTAGTTATCGTGACCTGGCGGGTCAAAACGATATAGGTGGCGTAAACTCTTACGCGACAGTCCACATCAACACGGTTAAGCTGTTGAGGTGGTGGGTTGTTTTGGCCATCGTCGAGAGGCACTTCGAACAGGTCAAGCCTGTCATAACGTGACTGACGATCAATAAAGCCTTGATTATTTGGCAACTCTACTGGGGTAGCAAACAACTGGTGAATCAAGTTGTGCTCTGGAGTCGACAGCAATTTTGCGTTGTACCGCTGTTGAATTTGCGGTGGCAACGATGCAATTGATACTGACATGGTTTTTGTTCCCTTGAACTATTAGTTCATTTCGGGAACCGAACCGGCGAGAGCTGCATATCCATGCATTTCGCGATAAAGGTCTTTCTTCATAGCATCAGTGAGCTTGAAAGCTTGGGCAATAGGCCGCTTATCGTATGCCATAGGAGACGTTACCGCCTTCTCTGACTTTGCAATAGCCTTGTCTACTTCCTTCTCTCTCCTGGTCTCTGTTGCTACTTTGGAAAGTCCCATCGCTTTGATGTATTTGTAGCTTTGGACTCCGATCTTATAAGGATCTTTTAAATCCGCAATCGTCGCCGCCAATTCTGGTTCCTTTTCTTCCAAAATTGATAAAGTTTCAGGATTGACGACCTCGGAGAAATCCGAATATTGACGACTCAAGCGATCCATGAATTGATTTTGCTCTTGCTGCTTGAGGGCTTTTTGTACCTCTTGTCGCACGAGCTCTTCAGCGTTTTTGAGCACTTTCTGAGAGTTTTTCTCAGCCAGCTTTTTCACCTTACCTAAAGGAATGAACTCTTCATCGCCGATTTTATCAAACTCATCGAGCTCTTGACGCGCAGGCTGCTGATTAGCAAGCTGGGCTTGCATAAACTGCATCTGAGCTTCTCGTACCTGTTTCAGCTCTCTTTCGAGTTCGGCATTCTTAAGACGCATAGCCTTCAGGTGCTGGTTCGTCACCGGCTCTTGAACTTGCTGTTGCGCCTCTTTCACTTCATTGACTTGGTTTTCGACCGGAGGTGCTACCTCTTTAACTTCGCTATTTGGGTCTTGTGTTTCAGTCATGAATTTCCTCTTTGTTTGGTGGTCGGCTAGGCCCACACGATTACGCCGCGACGGGAGGCTACCCCGTCTTTTTTGCGCCCTACATTGACTTTGTTTAATAAAAATAATATAAGTCCAATAAAAATAGAGGTGTATGTTTTGCGATAATTGCAAAAAGGATAGATTAGTTACAGATTTTGTAAATAATCAGAATTTTTGTTATCAATGCACGTATCGAATTAAGCTAGAAAAAACAGGCGTAAAGCGAATAGCCAAAGTTCAGCCTTGTCGCACCTGCGGCAAAGCAGTTATCCAAAAAGAACACCTCAAAAAACGGCAAAGATCGGTCTTTTGTTCCTGCGAATGCGCAGCAGAGGGGCACAAAAACCAGGTAAATAACCATTGGACTAGGAAAATTCGCACAGAAAGTCCCTGTCGAAGAAAAGGAGAAAACAAGTGGAGCATCAATCACACATCGACCCAACACGCGAAACCGCCGGCAAAATATACCGCGATGCGCAGATTAACGGAGAAAAAGGCGTCGTAATTGGAGATGTCAATCACGAGATCAAGAAAGATTTGGTAAAAGACATTAACGAAGCCATTGAAGCAGGCGAAAAGGAGATGAATGGGAAGCCATTTTATCTTGCAATATACGAAAAATATGACCTCATGCTCAAGAGAGGGCTAGTTAGAATCCGAAAAATCACCAAATACAGGCCCTATCCAGAGCAAGATAGCATGGTTTTCCATGTCTATCCAGGAGGTACGGTATATTTTTGCTGGGAATTGCCGCATAGAACACAGATGATGAACGTTTTGATGAACCCCGATCTTTATGATGCCGAATACATTCAAATGCTCAAGCGATGGGAGAATATCCAATTAGAATACTTTGGTTTTAAAAAAGACGATAAAGGCAATTGGGTTGAAAATGAGCTCTATCGAGGCGATCATCTAATGGGAACTCCTCACGTAGCAAAGAAATCGAAAATTCTAATCGCTTAGCCATTCACCCCAGCGCTTCAGGTATATCATGATTTCGTATGCCTGGTCCAAACCTAGCTCTTTACACCATTCTGCATTCGAGATGATAGCCTCATGCTCCTCTCTTCCTCTGACGTTTATATACTTTGTTTCTGGCCTATCGGCAGGCGGATTAACACCCTCACCTTCCATACATCTCCTTATGAGATTCAAATGTGTAAAATGATCTTTGAAGCGGCAAGGACAACCAGATCCGCAGGTACGTCCGAGAATATACTCACCGCTCATTTCAACTTATCCTTCGTAAAGGCACCTTTTTAACTGATCGTGAATAGCTTCGACAATCCACTGAGTCCTGTTTAACCAAGGTTTTTTTTCAACCAAATCATCCAGTTCTCTCAAAATACCGGTCGGCATTCTGATCAAAACATTCTTGAAACTTTTGTCTTTGC